GGGGGTATACCTACCCATATTTTACCCCTATCGTATAGCTAGGCATCTTTACATTGCACCTCACATCACACAATTACATTCTCTTGTAAATCTTTACAATAAATATCAGTAATTTACTTGACATATTATTAGAGGTATGTTATACTTAGTATAGTAACAAAGAGAACATAACAAGTAGAAAGAGAAGAGGTAGAAAGATGAGGAAATTTGAAAACTTTACGATTATTGAGATTTTTGAGGTAATGGAAACGCTAATTTATTCGGATAATAATGATTTTATTAAACAGATTAAAGATTGTATTGATGAATTATTAGTAAGAGGTATAAAAGAAAGTTCTATAACAGATATAATAAAACATATAATAGATTAATGGAGGAAAATATATGAAAAAATATAAAGTAGATATTGTATTATTCGCAATCGCCATTGTTGTAACTATCGGGTGCCTAATATATACAGACAAAAGGGTTACACAGCTTTACGAATATGAGAATGACTTAAGAATAGACATTGAAGAATTGCAAAACGAAAAAACAGACCAGGAAACAAAGGATTACACATCAGATATTTTTACACTGAATAATAAGTTATCAGAAGATGAACAAATGATTGACAGTATCCGTATAGGATTGCAAAACCACGATATAACATTACAAGATTTACAAGAAAAAATAAATATAATGCAAGAAACGCTTGACAATAATGAAATTTACTATCAACCGAAAGTAACTGAAAATGGAACAAATTAAGAGGGGCAACCCTCTTAATTTTATAATCTAAAATAAACGTTCATTCATTTATCATAAGAAGATAACACTGTTATATTGTATACATAATACAAAATACTGAATACTGTACTATGCATTCTTGCAGAATTTTCCAATTAATTATTGTATTTTCTACAGTAATATGCTATACTATATTTAAGTTAAATGATAGTTAATAAGTTGAATAAGTTAACAGTGGCTTGCAAAACCGCATTGTCGGACAAGTCATATAATGAAAAAGAACATTTCAATTTTATTCTAACATGCATTTAACGAAACTAAATCAGAGAAAAGGAGAACAAAAATGAAACAAATTACAAGGACAGTCGAAACGCATACTATTTATGGCGCAACCGTTGCAATGGTTGACGGTAAGTTAACCACAACAGATTTAGAACCTGTTATATTATCTAATGTGCCATATACAGAGGACAGAGCATTACGGGAAATAAGAAGAGCCTACGGAAGAACAGGTTCATATGTGGTATTAAATCATACTACAGATAAGGCAACTTATGCTTTACCAATTGAGAAGTTCATGGAATTAGCTGAACTTATTCCGGAAAAAAGAAGTTGAAACCATAAATGAAGACTAAATGATTTACATGAAACATTCAATTAAAAGGAGAAAATAAAAATGGAAAATGAAATCATGACAACAGAGCACATGGAAAATGACGAAAAAATGATAATGGATTTAACGGCAGAGCGCAAAACAAGCCTTTGTTCGTTAAAAGCTAAAACACCAGAAGAAAAGATTCAGTTATTCAACATTATGAACAACCCGGAAAAACGGATTGCAGATTGTATAAACATTCCGATTGAAGTTACTGATATCTTTGTTGAAGTTGTTACTTGCGTTAATCAGGAAACAGGGGAAGTAAAAGAATGCCCACGTATAGTATTAATTGATAAAAACGGTGTAGGTTATACAAGCGTATCTTTCGGTATCTTTTCAGCTTTGAAAAAAGTAATGCAGGTGTTCGGCAATCCAACATGGAAAATACCAGTAAAACTTGTTCCAACACAACTTACAAAAGGAACAAATAAAATTTTAACTCTGAATATGGTAAAATAAGAAAGGAGTGGCAGGCCGGGTATAATATGCCCGGTCTTTTATTGGCTATGATAACAAGAAATGGAATAGTTTATAACTTGATAAAGAGTCCCTATACGGTGCAACTAAATGACATACTTTTCTTTTTCAGTTCGCAAAACCATTTAGATAAATTTAATGAAGAATGTGCGCCAAATAGGGACAAGCTTTACTACTCACTTTACAGACGGTTTAAATGCAAAATACATATTAACGAATTATATGACTTAGTATTGTACAAGAACATTGAAAGCCGTGGTTTTTTGATTAAACATAAAGGAGTATATTATAAATGTCTAGAGGAAGTAATATTAAATGGCGTCGGAAAGATAGAACACTATTAAGTAATACAGTACGACAGTTTAACTCCAAACTAACCCGTACCTTGAAAAAACATCCCGAATTTGAAAGTTTTTTACCAGACCGCATAAATGTAAATGATATAAAAAGTGGTATAAAAACAAGGGCAGATTTTAACAGGGAAATAAAAAGCTACAGACGTTTTTTAAAACGTGGCGCAGAAATGCCAATAGTTAGTGCAAGTGGTATAAAAACAACAAAGTGGGAAAAGAAAGAAGTAGGTTACAAAGTTGCACAAATAAACCGTAATAGAACACGTGAACGAAAACGGGCAAATGTATCTACATACAAGGGTAACATGGGGACTATACAGGCAAACGCTTTGAACCCAAAACAATATGACATAAACACTATAAACCCGTCACGGTGGAAAGAATTTGTAAGGGGGGTTGATAAACAGATAATGTCAAATTATTTTGGTGAAAAGAACAAGCTATATAAAGAGAACTACATAAAAGCATTGAATAATATTTTCAGTCCTAATGATGCAAATATTATAGTTGAAGCAATGCAGGATATTTCAGCAGATGATTTTATAGATTTGTACTATGCTGACCCGGTTCTTGAACTTGAATTTATATATGACCCGAAAGACGTAGAAATAAAGCGGGATGCAATCATAGATAGACTTATAGAATACCGGGAAGAAAAAAGTATTTAGTATTTATTGCATAAGTAATGTTTCACGTGAAACATTCCAAGACAGGAGGTGAAACAAACGTTATGCAATATACGGCTGACTTTGAGACAATAACAGACCCAAACGATTGTAGAGTTTGGGCAACGGGTATATGTAGCATTGATGAAAAGTTGCATTATAAGCATGGAAACAGTATAGACTTTTTCTTTGATTTCGCAAAGTATCACCCCGGTTCTATTTTTTACTTTCATAATTTAAAGTTTGACGGGGAATTTATTTTAAATTGGTTGTTTAGGAATGGTTTTAGTCATTCCCTTGAAAGAAAACTTTATAAAAATGAGTTTTCAACATTAATTTCCGATAAAGGACAATGGTATAGTATAAAGATATGTTTTAATGATGATGAATTTGTAACGATTTATGACTCATTAAAAATTATTCCCTTTGGAGTTGAAGTCGTAGCAAAAGCGTTTGATTTACCTATTAAAAAAGGCTCTATTGATTATGATGAATACAGGGAAGTTGGACACACGTTGACAGAAGAAGAAATTAGTTACTTACGGAATGATGTTGAAATAATGGCAAGGGCATTAGACCTTATGTTTAATCAAGGGTTATGCGAAATGACTCAGGGTAGTAACGCTTTAAAAGACTACAAAAGGATTGTGGGAACTAAGAATTTTAAACGGTGGTTTCCTGTTCCTGGGTATGATTATGATGTTAGACAATCCTATAAGGGTGGTTTTACATATTGCGACCCCAGAACACAGGGTAAAGATATAGGTGCAGGAATAGTACTTGATGTAAATAGTTTATATCCGTGGGCAATGTACTATGAAAAGTTACCCTACGGTGAGGGAAAATTCTTTGACGGTAGATATATCGCGGATAAATTGTATGACTTATATGTTCAAATGTTTACATGCTCTTTTAATATAAAGGAAAAGCATATACCAACATTGCAACTAAAAAATAACTTATCGTTTGTGCCAACTGAATATCTTGAAACAAGTAACGGTGAAGAAGTAACCTTATGTATGACTAATGTCGATTATGAACTTTTTAGAAAACATTACCATGTTCATAATATACAGTTTCATTCCGGTTGGAAATTTAAAAGCACCACTGGACTTTTTAAAGAATATATTGATAAGTGGAACAAGGTTAAAATGGAAAGCACATTAAATGGTAATGTTGGAATGAGAACACTTGCTAAACTTATGTTAAATGCTCTTTACGGAAAATTTGCATTAAATCCTAATGTATGTAGTAAAATACCGTATTTTGATGAAGATATGGTAAAGTACAGAAAAGGAGAAGCAGAAACACGTGACCCTATTTACATACCTGTAGGAACTTTTATAACAGCATACGCTAGAAGAAAAACTATAAGTAGTGCACAAAAGGTATACGATAGATTTCTTTACGCTGATACTGACAGCCTACATTTAATTGGTACAGACTTACCAAAAGATTTAGAAATTGACCCTGTAAAATTAGGGGCATGGAAGCACGAAAGCACTTTTACAAGGGCAAGGTTCATCCGACAAAAAACATATGTTGAAGAAATAGACGGAAAGTTAGAAGTAACATGCGCAGGAATGCCGTCAAGATGCTATGAACACGTAACGTGGGATAATTTTAAAGTCAATTCGCAATTTGCAGGAAAACTACAATTTACCCATGTTCCGGGTGGAATTGTCTTAAAAGATATTGACTTTACAATAAAAGAATGATACAATAAGTAGGACAAGGTTATTAATGTTAATTGTGCAGGCGAATTACGGAAATCAGGCGGTGAAACGTCCCGTAATCGGTTGGGGTGATTCCTACTTTACACACATTCTTAATCTTGTCATTTTAATGTTTCACGTGAAACATTATGAAAGGTGGCAATTATGGAACGAGAGAATTTTATGAGTTTATTTCTGCATTATTTAGTTGAGAATCTAAAAAATTATGATATCTTAGATATAATAGAAAATGGATATGAAACAGCAAAATTTAAGTGTTGGTATTTTAATGAAAATGATGAAGCATATATATTAAACAAGGTAAATGGGGTAATAATATGTTGGTATAAATTAACCCATATCGGAAGAAGTCTTTTTATAATAAATGATAACAGCAAACCATATTTAATAGGTGAAACTTTAAGGCTACTAGCAGAGGACATAAAAGAAAATGAATGTTTATGACGGAAAACATTGGAATATTTACGAGATTTTACCCTATCAAAGAAACTTTAATTTGATAAATGGTGTTAGAAGTATCGGCAAAACATACACAGCACAAATGTACGTTTTAGACAAATGTATAGAAAAAGGTTATGAATTTGTGTATGTCGTAAGAACACAAGACCAAAAGAAACATGGTATTTTAGAAGATGCCTTTAAAAAAGTTACCGTAAATGAATTTAAAGAATTTATATTCGATTATGATATCGAAAATATGTATATGCCGGATAGTGGTAAAATATTGGGATACTGTATAGCATTATCAGAAACTATTAAAGTAAAATTGCGTAGTTTTCCAAAAGTTAAATATTTAATTTTTGATGAATATATGCTAGAGGAAAAGCAATCGTTGAATTATGTAAACGGGTGGAAAGAGCCGGATTTATTACTAAACCTATATCACACTATTGATAGGGAAGAAGATAGGGTTATATGTTTCCTTTTGGGAAACAACACAAAATTTCATAACCCTTATCACTTACACCCTGCCTTTAACATACCGCCAGTTGAACCGGGTAATATTTGGACAAGTGAAAATGTGCTATTTCAGTATGCCGTAGAAAGTGAGGGTTTGGAAAAACAAAAAAGCAAGTCTAAATTTTTGCGTATGCTAGAAAATACTGAATACGGTACATATGCAAAAGACGGGGAATATGTTGGTGACAACTATAACTTTATAGAAAAAATTGAGGAAACAGCACACTATGATATGACTTTAGAATATAATAAAAAATCATTTGGTGTTTACAGTGACCCGAGAAAAGGCTTGATTTACATAAGTGATAAAGTTGACCCGTCATGTAGATTAAGTTATGCATTAACAATTGAAGACCACAAAGAAAATACTATGCTTACACACTCCAGACAATACACACAACTACGTTGGTTGTCTGATAATTATAAAAGAGGTAATGTTCGTTTTGTAAGTATGATTGTAAAAGCGTTTATTGAACCCGGTGTAGCAATGATTTTATAAAGGAGATTATAAAAATGAGAATTGACGAAAAAGTATATAGTAAATTAGCTAAAGAAGTAGTGGAACTACGTGAACAAAACGAATTTTATAGAAACGATAATCTTAGACTTTATAAAGAAGATGAAGAAAAAGACCTTGAATTATATTGTTTTAAAGAACAATTAAATAATTATATCCAAACAAAACGTGACCTATTGGTTAAAAATGATGAACTAGAAAAAATGAATAAAATGTTAGATGATAATTTTTCAATAGCTTTGCATGAAATAAATGCGTTGGAAAAAGTTATAAAAGAAAAAGATGAAACAATAGCACTTATAAAAGATAATGCTAGGTCATTAAAAAATTTAGTAAATTTAAAATTTGGAACAAATTTATAAGAATAGCGCTGAAAAGCGCTATTTTCTTTCGTATTTTCTTCATTCTTTCACTTCTGTTTTCTGTTAATTTATTCCATTTTATCCCCCAATATGGTACACTAAAGAAAATGAAAGGAGTTATACATGGACGCTAATTTTATTTTGCAGGCAATAACAACTGTAGGTTTTCCAATTGTGGCATATGGTGCTATGTTTTGGTATGTAACACAGAAAGATAAAATCCATTCTGAAGAAGTTACACAATTACGACAGGCAGTTGAGAATAACACTTTAGTCGTACAGCAGTTACTCGATAGCAAAAAGGGGGTGTAAAAATGGCACTGTTAACAAAAACAGGGATGAACAAAATTTTACGTAGAATCATGGAAAGTGGGGAAATGACAGAAGAAATGGAAAGAGATATTTCACGTATCCAAACTGACTTTGATGAACGAACTGGATATCTTTCTGGGTTTGGAGAAGTACAAGACGGGGATGACATTGACGAATACAATTTTGCAGTCAGAGAAACCGCTCCACCGGAAAACGGGGGTGAAGATTGGAAAGAAAAATATACAGATATGCGTAAAAAGTATATGGACAGGTTTTTCGGAAATGCACAGACTGAAACAGAAACAGAAGAAATTGTGTTGGAGCAAGAGGAAGATATCAAACGTGACGGCGAGCCACAAACGTTTGATGAATTATTAGAGAAAGTCGAGGGATAAAAATGCCAACAAAACCAAAAGTAACACCAGAAGCAAAAGCGTTAAATAGTGCAGATATTTTGAATGTTTCAAAAGCAGAAATCGGTGGAGAATATGCAAGCATGATACCTGATGCCCTAAAAGAGGGTTCTATTATAACTCGCTCATCCGGGGAAACTTATAAAGTTACCGCAGACGATTCACTTGCATCTTTGCGAGCAATCGGAAATGTAATGATGCAATTTCAACCTATGCAAAATGCATTTTTGACGAATATCGTAAACCGTATCGGACGGGTAATGATTACAAGTAAGCAGTACTATAATCCGTGGACAGGTTTTAAAAAAGGTTTGTTAGAAAACGGTGAAACCGTTGAAGAAATTTTTGTAGCAATCGCTAAACCGTTTCAATTCGACCCTGTAAAAGCTGAATCAGAAGTTTTCCGCAGAAGAATACCGGACGTTCAAGCGGCTTTTCACAGCATGAATTACCAGAAGTACTACCCGACAACCGTAAGTAACGACCAATTACGGCAGGCTTTTCTTTCATGGGAGGGTATCACAGATTTAATTGCCAGAATTATTGAACAAGTTTACACGGGAGCAAATTATGATGAATTTTTAGTCATGAAATACATGATTGCAAAAGTTGCACTAAAGGGTGAAATTGCTTCTGTTCATGTTGATTCATTAGACAAAACTACGGCAGAAGATACAACCGCCCTTATGGTAGAGCAAGCTTTAAATCTAACTTACATGGGTAAAAATTACAACAGCGCAGGCGTGCAGACTCACACAGAAATCACACAGCTTTATACAATCCTGACCTCAAAAGTCCGTTCGATTTTTAACGTTCACGTACTAGCACAGGCTTTTAACATGGACAAAGCTGAACTTATGGGAAGACAAATTGGAGTTGACGGGTTTGGAGAAATTGACGAGGAAAGACTTGCTTTAATTTTTGAAGACGACCCGTATACAAATTATGTGCCGTTCACGGAAGATGAACTTTCACAACTCAAAAATATTATTGCCCTCATGGTAGATGAAAATTGGTTCATGATTTTTGATAATTATTATAATATGACAGAAATTTATAATCCTCAAGGGTTATATTGGAACTATTTCTATCACGTATGGAAAACTTTCAGTATTTCACCATTCAACAATGCCGTTTTGTTTACTCAGGAAAACCCGGCGGTGCAGAGCGTGACGGTTTCCCCGGCAACTTTAACAGTTACTAAAGGACAGTCAGCAACGCTAACGGCAAATGTTGTAACTACAGGGTTTGCCAAGAAAGCGGTTGTATGGACTTTATCAGGTGAAAGTTCTGCCAACACAGTTATTGACCCGACCGGAAAAATTACAATCGGGGCAGACGAAACAGCAACAACAATTACCGCAACGGCAACTAGTGTATACGATAACACTAAAACGTCAAGTGCAACAATAACAGTTGGTTAAAAGGAGGGTGTTATTTAATGATTATAGAACCACAAACAAATTTGTTGTTATTAAATAACACCAAATTAAACGGTTACAAAAATCAACTTGACTTTGACAATGCAATCACACAAGCCAACTATTTCATGTCTAAAAAATTTCGTGAATATACCGACTTTCGGTACATCCGAAAAGATGAAGTTTTACGGATTGATGAAAATATCGAAACTCTTTATAATTGTGATTATGTAATGTACAGAAATGAAAACTTTGGAAACCGTTGGATATATGCTTTTATCAATCGTAAAACTTACGTTAGTGATAGTGTCACACTTTTGACAATCGAAACAGATGTCTTCCAAACATGGCAATTTGATATTCAGTATTATAAAAGTTTTATTACACAATGCCATGAAAAACAATGGAATAACGGAAAGCCGTTGTTTAACAATCTTTTGCCAGAAAGCCTTGAATATGGTCGTGACTATGTTGTACGACATACCGAAGTTATAAGTTGGAATAGCTATTATGCATTAATTTGTAGTAGCGCAGATTTAACAAGGAATCCTGGAGATGTGGAAACACCGATTTTACACGCTTCTAAAGGTGGAACTTTTGATAAAATGCCAAGTGCGCTAGACTACTATATCGTGGATATGACAAGCAATCGAACCGCTACCTTAAATGCAATTTTAAGTGAAATGTCTGATACCCCGTGGGTAACGCAATGTATACAATCCATAACAATTGTGCCAGAAGAAATTGTTGGTAATAATTTTGAGATAGTCGAAACAAACGGAGGTAAAAAGATTGGCAGATTACGTGACGGGTACACAAGTAGCAATTTTATTTTGCAATCTATAACTAACTGGTGGCAGAAGTTTGGAAGTTACGAAAATACAAAGTTGTATACTTACCCCTATAGTTTTATCGAAATGACATGCTATAATGGAACGCAATTTATAATAAAACCAGAAGCCATAAACGATATTGATAAGTTAGAATTTGCTCTTATGAATTATGTAGGTGCAAACCCAAGATTAGCATATTTTGTTAAAAACTATAATGACTCTGGTGACAACGGTTATAACTATGACGGTCGTGACACGGGATACGGTGAATTTTTAGAAGCAGGAATTTCACTAGGTAATTTTCCGCAACTTCCCGTAACAGTCGATAACTATATTTTATACCAAGCTAACCATGCAAATAGTTTTGCGCTTTCAAATTCTATCAATAACTACAACAAAAAAGAAGCAGTCGCACTCGCAGGAATTGAGGGCGGAATGGGAATGGCAAGTAGCGTACTTTCTGGAAATATTGGAGGGGTTATAAGTAGTAGTTATTCAGCGGGAAAAAGCGCATACATGGGTGTTAAAAATTCTGAAATTGCTATTCGTCAACAAATGGCAAAAATACAGGATGCGGAAATAACACCACCAACTATAAGCGGTCAAACCGGGGGAGATGCATTTAATATTAGCAACGGTATTGTTGGGTTTACCCTAAAATGGAAAACTATAAGACCGCAGTATGCGAACCGACTAGAAGATTATTTTGAAAGATATGGTTATACTCAAAACAAAATTGCCGTTCCAAACTTAAAGGGAAATATCAATTTTAACTATATTAAAACAACAGGAATACAATTAGGTGGTAACATTCCACTGGACGATATTCAAATTTTACAAAGTATGTTTGATAACGGAACTACAATTTGGCATAATGGAATAATAGGAACTTATTCTAACAATCCGGCAAATTAAGGAGGTGATTTTATGAGTAGAAAAAATTTCAATCGTAAATATGGGTACAATTCTGTTATGTCAAATTGGGATAGCGCATGGGGAAACAATGTTGCGTATATGCATTACTACTATTTTATGAAGGAACTTGCAATCAACATGTACAAGTGGGATGATTTACCCCCCGAAGTAGACCCAAGATTTTTAGAAATGATATTATTTGAAGACGGTTATGGGGTGTTTTTCCAAGATGAAACTATAGGTAATGTTTTCTTACAAGCTATGATTGGTGGGCAGTTAAATTTATATCGAATTCCTATAATACGAACTGCATATAGTGTTAACGGATATCAAAAACAGTTAGGTATTGAAAATAGCGTTTTAATTTTTGCAAATTATCTCCATACTACAATGCACGTATCAATAGATATGTTCGCACGAAAACTTTATAACCTAAGTCGGACAATTGACATCAATATAAACGGGCAGAAAACCCCTCTTTTACTTGCCTGTGATGAAACTAAGAAAATGACTGTAAAAAATCTGTATATGCAGTATGACGGAAACGAACCTGTAATCTATAGTTATAAGGGTGTAACGAAAGACGATATACAATGTATAAAAACAGATGTACCCTTTGTAGCTGATAAGTTGGAGATAGAAAAACAAAAAATTTGGAATGAAGCCATGATGTTCCTGGGCATTAACAATACCAACATGGAGAAAAAAGAAAGAATGGTGTCGGATGAAGCCAATGGCAATCTTGAGCAAATTATGATGTCCCGGCAAATAGGACTTAATGCACGCAGACAAGCGTGTGATGAAATAAATAATATGTTCGGTTTATCCGTAAGCGTCCGTTATAATGACGAGTTACAAAAAATATATGATAAAATGTTTGATGAAACTGATATGCAAAATGAGCTTATGAAAGAGGGTGAAGAAATTGAGTAAATATACGACAGAATTACGTTACCCACTAGAAGCAGGCGCAGACATTGGTTTAAAAGATTACCCGATTTTCGATGAAGACTATCGTGAAATCTTAAATAATAAAATCATTGAACATTTTTATTTCCGGGAAATTGGCTTTGAAACTTTTGCGTTATTCAAACGGTTTTTAAATCGTAAAATGAATGAGATTATGGTTTACTATAACCAAATGTACAAAAGTCAATTAATTGAATTTGACCCCATGACGGACTATGACGTAAAACACACAAGTAAACACACTAACACTGGCGAAACTATAACAAGTGGAACGAACAAAGGCTTTTCAAGCGATACACCAATGGGAAAATTGGGAAATATTTATAGCGAAGAATACGCAAGTGAATCCGACAAGTCCGAAACGAATAGTACGGGTAACGTGAAAAGCGAAGAAACGTTAACTGACGAAACGAAGGGAAAAAGTGGTGGGGCATCCAGAAGTAAACTTTTGCAGGAGTACAGAGAAACATTTTTAAATATTGATATGTTAATTATTGATGAATTAGAACCACTATTTTTTGGCTTGTGGTAGGGAGGAAAAAGGATGAATGATTTAAAACCGTTTAGATATTGGTGTCAAAAAGTGTTACCATTAGTTTATGACGATAGTCTTTCATATTACGAATTGCTGTGTAAAGTGGTTTATTACATTAATAAGATTATAGAAGATTTAAAAGACCAAGATAAAGAAATCGAAAAATTAAGAGAAGACTTTGAACTTTTAAAAGCTTTTATAAATGATTACTTTAATAATCTTGATATTCAAGAGGAAATAAACCAAAAATTAGACCAAATGGCATTAAACGGAACATTAGGAGAAATTATAAATGAAGAGATTTTTGGAGAAATAACCGAAAACTTAAATACTTTGAATCGTGAAATATTAAAAATACCGTTTACCACTCCCGAAATGTTCGGTGCTAAACATGACGGCATTAACGACGACACTAATGCAATTCAAGATGCTATAAATTATGCCCTAGAAAATGGAGTTAACTTTAAATGTTTTGGTTATAATTACTTAATTAGCCGTCCTATTAATTTGCTTACTAATGTTGATGCTCAAAGATTTCTTGATGCTGATTTCGGATATTCTACGCTAAAGGCAACGGAACAAATGGAAGCAGTTTTTATTTTAAATACGGGTGCGACAGGCGGTGGCTTTGGAAATGATGTAAACATGACTTCAAGAGCTATAAAAAATGTTAACATTGAATGTGCCGAAAAAGCGGTGCATGGAATTAAACATATTATGGCGCGACAAACTTATTATCAAAATATTCAAATTAATAATCCGCAATCTATTGGATTTTACGGAGAAGCGGGGGGCGTAAAAATTGATAAAATGTATTTTGATAATCGATTGTATGATTACAATACCGGACGAACAGCATTAAAATTGAATAGTGCGGATAATAAAATATCAAATGTTCAAATTCGTGATTATCCTATCGGGGTGGTTATAAATGGTGCATCTAGCTATTTGTATAATGTGCATTGTTTTTTAATAAATCAAGTCACACTAAATAATTCGGTTTCCTTTGTGATAAATTCAGTTAACACTCATTTAACATCATGCTATAGTGACACTTTTGAACTGGCATTTGAGATTAACACAACGGGGCACATATTTTTAGACGGTGTAAGCGTTTATATAAACACTGAATTTTATAATCCCACCACTACAACCACCACACCCACTTTATTTAAATTTATTGATTTAGTGGCGGCGAATGAAAGATTGCATATTGAAAACATGTTTGTAGATTCTTATAATTATTTCGTAGTGTCGGGAAATAGAGTTCATTTTAGCAATTATGAAAGTGCGGATTTAAACGGGGTTTTATATTCAGACTTAAATATAGCTAACAATTTTAGAAGCGGAGGTTATGTTGATAAAATGCCTTTACTTTATAACAGATTAGCTAATATAGTAGCGCACCCTGCATTAACTACGGGTAGGTCAAAAACAGTCGGAATAAGCAATAACCAATCTTTTACTGTGCTTGTTGAGGGTAGCAATTATAAATACGGCACGATTATGGTTCTTGCGGGTGCAAATTTTTTCTGCTTTGAAGTTAATGGCGACACAATTACAAAGAGATTCAGTAATGTAGACAACACAAATGTAACGGTAACTGTTGATAATTTAACATACACTGTAAATTGTGGCGCGCAACAAGGATTTGCTATATTAGGCGGTTCGATTGCTTCTGAAAATTCAATAATAAATTATGTATAGGTGGACAAATGGCTATTTATGACAATAACTGGAAAAGTTATGCAATGTACACGGTTTGTACCGTTGAAAGCGGTGCAAACTACGGGGCGATAGAAAATTACGCATATGCAGGAATCGGAATAGCGCAGTGGACATATGACCGTAGTTGGCAATTACTAAATCTTATGGTAACAGATTATCCTAGTACGCTTTCTTTATTTCCTATTTTGAGTGGACAAATTCAACCGGGAACTAATTCATGGGGGCAACGTGTTTTTACACAGGCAGAAGCGAATGAAATTAGTAATGCTCTTGTTACTACAGAGGGTGTGGCTACGCAAGATAAGTTATGGAATCAAGACTGTGAAGAAATGTACATTCCCTTATTGAGAGACCAGTGCCATTTAACAGACCCTAAGACGGCTATATTTGCCCTCTCTGTGCATCATCAAGCACCAAATGCGTTTTGGCAAATTTATAACGCATGTGGTAAC